CTCAATTAACCGAAAATGTAAATAGGGAAAACGGAAACTTAATGGTTGAAGGTATCCTTGCTACTGCTGAGGTTAAAAATGGTAATGGTCGTTACTATAAAAAAGAATTATGGGATCGTGAAATGGAAAAATACGATCAAGTAATTAAAGAACGAAGATCAATGGGTGAATTAGATCATCCTGAATCCACTGTTATTAATTTAAAAAATGTATCCCACTTAGTTATAGATTATGATTGGGATGGAGATAAATTAATGGGTAAAATAGAAATTTTACCTACCCCTTCTGGCAATATTTTAAAAGAATTAATAAAAAATGGAGTTACAGTAGGCGTATCATCTAGAGGTATGGGTTCTTTAGAACAAAATGGTGGTGTAATGGAAGTTCAAGATGATTTCGAATTATTATGTTGGGATTTTGTTTCCACACCTTCTAATCCAGGTTCATTTATGCATACTTTAAATGAAGGAAAAGATACTGTCAGTTATGATTATACTAAAATAAACCATGTAATTAGAGAAATACTTTGTTCTAATTACATGGTTTATTTTAGTATAATCATAACT